TCATTAAGAATCAGTTTTTAATGGCTTGTAGCTCGGAAAATGAACGCGAGTAATCGCCGATTGACTATGAAACGATGTAATTTTCCGTGAATTAATTTAAAAATATTAATTTTGGGTTCCACCATATTTTAAAATATGAATTTAAGGATTACCAAAATATTCTTAAATTAATTCACGGAAAATTACATCGTTTCATAGTCAATCGGCGATTACTCGCGTTCATTTTCCGAGCTACAAGCCATTAAAAAACTGATTCTTAATGACAGGACCTATATCACGCTTATGTCTTTTATTGTCGTGTTGGGGCATATTTCCTCTCCACTCCAGGTCATCCAACTTGGCAAAGCCAACCGGAATCCCGTACTTCGCTATCTGAGCTGTACCTTCTTTGATTGGATACGTTCTAGGGTTTGAAGTCTCAAGCTGGGGCTTCTTCAACGGTTTCTCAGTTGTCTCGGTTCGATACGTTATATTTATCTTTGTTTTGTTATCTTCTTTGCGTATGAGCATTTCTTCTTCTCTGATCTTTAGCTCATTCATACAATTATATCTACATTTACATTCTTCTACTTGGCGCATCATTCCGGGAAATCCGATATTCGTCTTCTGCTTGCAGCCTGACTCATATTCAATTGCCCTTCGACTCGCCATTGGCATCTTCTGCGATCCGTTGATTCCAGTATGTGTCATTCCACCAAGGTTGACCCATGTATACGGTGTGTATTCTTGGGAAGCCTTTGGCATCTTCTCCCCACAATAAAGTTCTTTTCCATGAAACATGCTATCGATCTCTTGCCATGTATAATAATCAGCTTTTGGGCTATCCGGCGTTTGTGTAAGCAAGTTTCGTATTCTATCAAAGAAAATCGGTCCGTGATCGTAAGATAAGAGTAGAGTTTGTTGTATACTTTCTACAATTCTTTCATTTGTATCACCTTTATGAATCCATAACGGGACTTCAAACAAAGAATTTGTTTTAAGAGGTGCTAATATCACATTCTCTCTGTACGGATGAGGTACAGCAGATCGTGATAAAAATTCAAATTGATCAAATGTTACATAAGGTTGAATATTGTCAATATTTTTGTTTCCATCAGTTGCAATTATATTCAATTCTTTTTTAAGAACCAAACACATTCTATCGCACGTAAAACCCATTTCCACCACTATATCCGGAAGGGATATAAGGACGTCATCTCCCATAACCATCACAAAACAGAGACGGAAGAACTCACTCGGAGGCATGCGTGTAATCTTTATCCAGGCAAAGCAAAGAATAAGTAAATTCACAAGTGAATTTATCACTGAGGTCAAGGGGTGCCCAGCAAGAACACCGTTGTTGACTCTAAAAACATCATTATAAACTAACAATCTAGATTGAGCAATATCTTCTGCAATTGTACATATTGCATTTTGCAATTCATCAGTAAGTAAATTGTGCTTTCTATAATAATCCATAATTATCTCAAAAGCGCTAAAAACAAACGATGTCGGAATGCTATCTGAAAAATTTTTATAATCTAACAATATCAATTTGTTTCCTTTTTGTCTTGCACGACAATATAACTCTAACCAATCACTACTAGTAGGATTAAGAGTTATAGCATGGTGCAAATCAATCGGATTTATGTTAAAAGCATCCATAAATGGTTGTAGTGCCCTTCTTGAATTAACATTAAGTTCCAAAGAACTTACTGAAAATACACGGGTACCACCTTTTCTACGAAGCTTTTCTTTAGGGCGGGTCTCATCTTTCAAATGAGCCCAGAAAAGAGTTCCGACACTTTCACCTTTACAGCGTGTCTCGTAATCCTTTTCAATTTCTTCTTTAATTTCTTTATCCAAATCTCGAGTTTTAGTGTCAACAAAATCTCTTTTCTTCGGATTCTTTGAGCCTTTCTTGTTTAAAGGGTAACCAGCACTAGCACTCATATTCATAGGAGATGAATTAGGTGCTTTTTCAGCAGTTACTGCTTCAAAAGTCGAGACAGGAGGCTGCATGTAAGGAGCTCTCATATGACTGAGTATCTCATTACTTACTGCTTCCTGACATAGTCGTCCAATTTCATATTCAACAGGATACGTGGCATTTCCAATAGTTGCAACACCATCTAAAAGAGGGTCGCCACCATGTGTATAGCGTGGGTCAGTTCGTGTTTGTATGCAAGGTTCATTTCGAGGTTCATATAAATGTGCTTGAAGAGGTGAGGGCAAGATCTTTGTGTCAAACGTATGATATGGTGCATCAAGTACAGTATATTCATATGTAAGATTCAAGTGGTCTTGAATACCAGAGTTCGGCTGAGGTTTCTTAACCTTAGCATGAATCGGAGTTATAATTGTTTCATGTCCAAGTGCTTCACCAATAACTTCTTTATAGAACGGTACAGCATAACCTGTTTCCGAACCATATCCTCCATTACCAGCAACATGCAATCCAAAGATATTACCATTAATATCCATATAAGGTGACATACACATGCCTTTCCTTTGGATACTTGTTAAAATCCATTCATCTATCTCTGCGTTTCTATAATCAAGTGCTTCACTTCTGCAATAATATGTAGCATCTAAAACGGGATCAAATTCTACTTCAAAGATACTTGAAATTTTAACACATGAATCTGTCAAATCAAGTACGTATGATGTAGGAGCAAGACAGTGTACAATTTCTGAGCCATAGCTGTCGTATTTAGGGAAGACTCTACGTGTGATGTTTTTAAATTGTTGTATTCCTTTGTTAGGCAAAGTAATAAAAGCAAGTTCATAAGCTTCAACTTCTTTAATGTCACAATCATCCCATTCAACTAGAATAGAATTTGTATTGTAACCATTATAAATAAAACTTGTTTCGCCTGTAACTTTTCGAACAAAGGCCATATGTCGCCATGCGTGTAGAGGCACTACTACGCTAGTATTTTTAATTCCAAGTGTATAAGTTTTCTCTCCACCATATGATATAGTACCAACGTTCTTCTTGTATGAATCGGTTGCTTCTATCACAGGTCTAGGGACTTCTTTAGTTATCAAACTTTGCATTTCGACTATAGTTGGTTTGACTGATGCACGAGTGTTTAAAGCTCGTGTTAGCGGCTTTCTAGCATTTTTTCGGGACAA